GGGGCACTTCGCCAAGTTCTGTTGAGTCTTCCTTATCCGGGTGTATGAGTTCGTCATCTGACATTGAGATGATTGCTTCAGTTGATTCAAAATATGGTCTCTCTTCGTCGATAAATTTTGAAATATTTATGAGAGCCATCTTAGCAGTGTTCAAGCTTTCTTTAAAGGAGTCTTGCATCGTTCCTTCGACTGCACCACAGAAGGACCCACCTTGAATAGATTCGGGGATAACTATCCCTCTCTTCTTTAGGTGAGAAAAAAATCTATTTTGGGCTCCATATACTAAATCAGACATTGTCTCTTTTGGAAATGCAATTATCTTATTCTGCGTTGGTGATAGTACAATATCGATATCGCCATGGTCAAAAACCATCAGATCGCCATTCATACTCTTACGTAAGTCTAATTCAAGACGTACAACTGCTGTCTGATTTTGTCTACCAATTTTAACCGTTAATGCCATCAGAATAAATTTCCTTTACTAATTCTTGTGTTTTTAGAACGGTTAACAAAACTTCTTCGTTGATATCTAATTTTGAGAACGTTGTCAGCTTGTTGACAACTTGTTTAGTTTTGTTTACCATAGTCTCGTCTTCACTGATCTCTTTTGTATCGAATGAATTATTTAATCTCTCTTTAAGTCTGCCAATCTCGTTATTTAAAAACGTCTTTAATCCCAAAGAATTATCAGTAAAGGATAGAATATATTGATTTAACAACTCTTTCTGTTCGTCTAAGAGTTCGGCATCGTATTTCTTGTTAAACTTTTCTACAAATTTAATAACAACCAGAGAGTCAACATCATCTGATTGTTGTGTTTCTGTGGTATTTGTCATAAATGAAATTAGTTTGCTCTCTAACATAATACGTTCTCTGGGGCTCGTTTTTAAAGAAAACATCTGGTCAATGGTGGCCAATGATTTATAGTTGGGAACAAAGTTATTAAAAATGTTTGAGTCAACCTCTAGGTTTATATCTTTAATTAAATCTGATTGTGCTTTAAACAAGCCACTTGGGTCTATAAGCCTTTTTTGCAATTTAACCTCGTTAACTATTTTCTTGCATAACTCTTCATCGGATCCATAGCTCTCTGTTATGCTGTGGTAGCACTCTAGATCCTTTTTCAATATGGAATCAAACGCGAAGTGCTTTTTAACTATATTAGTAATTTTATTTTTAGTGTCTTCATCATCCCGCAATATAGCTGCGGTCATCTCTTTTATTAACGCTTCGTAAACAAGGGCTGTGTTTCTTTTTTTATTGTGTTTATTCTTCATTGTTTGGCTCCGTATCTTTATTTTTGTCTTCTAAGTTTTGAATAATACCTCTTATAGACTCATTGAGTTCGAACAATCTATGTTCTTCTGAAGACTCTCTCAGACTATAAATAGAAGCTTGTTCTTCGTAAATACCTTTTGCGATGCTTGGGATAGCAGCGACATCTCTGGTTTTTGATAATGTATTGATCTCTGAGCCCGGAGCATATGCTCTTTTGGCGCGTCCTCTTTTCTCAAAATTGCCTTTAGCGAGTTGGCTTTTTCTGAATCCTGCTTTTTTCCGACCGTCTTTGTTTGGGTCGACTGGCTGGTATTCGCTCTTTTCGTATGTTCTTTTATCGGGTCGCGAACCTGGCGGTACCGCGAGCAGTGGTGAGTCGTCGGCGGCTCCGGCATCTGGTGCTGGAGCATCAGTTCCTATATCACCCGCTGGGATCTCTTCAGGACCTCCAAGGTCGTCGCCTCCCAGGTCACCCCCAAGGTCTCCTCCTAAGTCTCCCCCTAAATCGCCGCCAAGGTCTCCTCCAAGTCCGCCGGCATCTCCAGCAGCAGCAGCCTCTGCTACCGCTTGAAGGCTAGCATCCTGCTTGCGATCATAAAACAATTCTCTTTGGTTTCTGACAAACTCTTCGTGAGACATGCCAAATATATGCTCAGAGACCCATCGCCTACTAAAGAACCCTTCTGTAGCTGATCCTGCAATATCAAACTTAGCTTTCCAATGTTCGATTTCTTGAAGCTCAGCAATTTTAGATGGGTTGTTTAAAGTGAGTTTAAATGATAACAGATCGTCTCCGCGAAAGCCAAGCGTATAAAGGTGGATGAGTCCAACTTTTTCAAGCTCTGCGATTATAACCCGCTGTAACCTTTGAATAGTTCTCGCAAATCGAATGTCTTTTTGCGCTAATGTTGTCTTATCTTCAGCGGCACCTTCTCCCATCGCAAGATATGCTTGAGGTATCTTCAGGGCTGAGAATAACTTATCGCGAAGATACTTGATATCATCAATCTGTGTAGTGTTTGTTCCGCCGGCTAAATTTTGAATATCAGTTACTGAGCCAGCACGAACGGGAATAAAGTAATCCTCTTCGATACTCATGGGATTGTATCTTAAATCTACTCGACCACTTTGTGGATCAACAACTGAGTGTCTTTTAAGTTGTGTTACGATTTTTTCCATGTACTGCTCTACCTCTTGCGGAGGAATAGCACCAACATCAATCTTGAAGACACGGCGTTCAGAGGAGCGTACAATACGATAAGCCATCATCGCGTCTTCCATAAGTGTGAGTTGGCGCCAGATACGACGAGCCGGCTCAAGAATAGACGTACCGTACGGAGCATATTTGTCGTTACCTAAAACACGAAAGTGAGCGATCTGCCAGTTTTCAAAAGTCATACCAGCGGAATTCCACTGATACTGTACGTAGTTTGGGTTGGTGCTGTCTTGTCCTTCAAGGCGCTCAAGTTCTTGTGCTGGTAATGCGATTGCAGACTTGACTCCAAATTTATCATCAATGTCCAGATACAAAAAGAAGTCTCCGTACTTGCACATTGTGCGCGACCAGCCAAATAAATTGTACTGAACGTTTAAGATGTTCTCATATAAAACAGCCAACACTGCTCGAATCTCTTCATTGGAGCACTTGACATTAAGCATTGGCTTAAGTTCTGAATAAGTTGTCATCTCGTCTGCATAGATGTCTAACGTAGATGCTATCTCTGGCATGTACTCCATTTGATCAAAGTCAACATACCGCTCGGAACGGCGTTGTGATGCTATAGCATTGGTGGCCAAGTTATCGAGTGGATTAAATAAAGTCTTTTTAAACTGTTGACCAGAAGCTGTCTTGAATCTGGACGAATACTTATCGAGATGTTGCCGGCGAATGCGTCGACCGCTTTGGGAACGATAATTAATTATTGGTCCCGAAAATAACCTAGTAAGTCTTTTAAATAATTCGGACTCTTGGTTAGCTGGGTTCTTGCTGTTCTGTTTGCGTTTGTTTCTATAGTCTGGCATTTATATTCTCACTTTATTATCCACTTATATTGGTCATAGATTGTTTTAGCTTCATTCATTTTATCAAATAAACTGTCTTTTTTGTAGCCCTGCTGACCTTTAATTTGTGTATTCATTGTAGTTTTTGAAGTTATTATGGCATCTACAAAGGCTTTCTGGTAATTCAAATCTCTAGCGCTACTTTGAAGCGCAGTGTCTCTAACCCAACACCCGATTGCGAGCGCCATGATTAAATCGTCATTGTATCCTTTCATTGCCTGTGGTTTGCCATTCTTCCAAATAAACGTTTTCATCTCGTTGGTTGTACGAGAAGAATATATTTTAATTAGTTTATTTCTGATAAACTCTTCTAATTTTGCAACTATCAAGGGGCGAGTCTTCATGGAAGTGGTAAACCCAGCAATCGCAGATGAGCGAACTTCTGCTTGGTGTTGCTCTATATACTCATGTGTAGATTTGATGGAGTAGTACAAATTGGGGTAAGCATATTCAATAAGTTTGTCGAGAACCGTGTAACCGATGTTGTTATTCTCTACCACAAGCATCGCATTTCCAAATTCTCTCCCTACTTGATTCAAGAAGTTTGCATACATATCTGGCGTTGGCTTACCTTGATACTCGCCTACTATTTCGAGAGTCTCTAGTTTGATCATATGTAAAGTAGAATAGTCAGCACCATCACCGCGAGAAACATCTGCAACTGCAAGATAATTGCAACTTGGATCAAACTCTTCCCAAATCCAAAAGTTCCTGTCGAATCCGGTGCGATGCTTTGGTTCCTTAGTATTACTCAACAACCATTTCATGCACTCAGGATCAATAACTGTTTCACCCGAAGTATTGAAGTTGCACTGCAACTCCTGCGCGATTTGTCGCTTAGACATGTTTCTGGTTTCTTTCTTATACCATTCTTCGTCTCTATCTGGATGTACGTCCCAGGGTAACGTTGTCAAGTTAAAGTTATTGGCGGCAGCTTCTGCATCGGTGCATGTTTTGTGAAACCAGTTACCAACACCGTTTGGTGTGGATAGCGCAATGCACCGACCACCAGTTGACAGAGTGGGATACAAACCAGTCCACAACTCTTCC